AGCCCATGGTGGGCTCCTCGATCAATTCTCCTTCTGTGACAACCACAGAAGTCGGAGGTTTCTATGTCGTGGGATCGTTTGATTCAAACAGATGACTTGCGTAGGGGCATACTCGTCTTTACTGACGCGTATGGTAATTCGAGCACCTATTCAGGTGGTCCAATTATTGGATCTAGTCGCGTTACTCTCTGTAACCGTACTAGAAAGTTCCATCCCGGCAAGGCTTCTTTGAATCCTGTCGATCATAGGTCATTCGTTTCAGAATGTCCAAGCGTAACCGCCAGATGCTCTCGCTACAGTCCTAGTAATGTTACTTGGACCGTAAAAGGACCCATCGCAGCGGTACTTGCCTATGGCAATGTGTCTAGTACACTTCCTGTACCGACACCTGTCACGGACAAGGAGCTCACGGCATTGTATAATACCTTTAATAAGGTATTACAACCTCAGGTGGACGTTGGGATGATGCTTGGTGAAGCTAAGGAAACGCTTTCTATGTTGCGTTCTCCTTTTTCGCTTTTCCCCAAGCTAATCCAACAATGTAGGAAACCTAGGACTGTCCGTGGTAGCGACATCAAGTACGCTGCGAATGCATGGTTAACCCATCGCTATGGCTTAATGCCTTTGATGATGGATGTTGATACCATTCGTCGCGCGTATCTTAAAGGTCTCTACCGCCATGGCGGTCTTAGGCATTCTACGTCCAGAGTTCCAATTTCGGATTCGGTTAGTAGCTTTACAACAAGCTCTACCCTCCTGAACAATGTGGCTTTCAGATGGTGTTTCCAGCAAACGACTAAAACGTTTGCTGCATCTACCATTTTGTTTCGCTACAATGATTTAGGACCGAATTTGGGTTTGAGTATTTATGATCTCCCAAATCTTATTTGGGAGCTCGTACCTTACTCATTCGCAGTTGATTGGTTCCTGAATATCGGTTCGTGGTTAAGAACTGTTGTTCCTAATCCACGTATTGAGAAATTAGGCTCGTGTACCTCTACTAAGAGAGAAACGACCACCGTTATCGATCTTCTGGATTGTCATCCAGATACCCAATTTGGGCGTATCGATATGGTTTGCTCAGGACGATTTACGTCTAAGCTGACTTCTTATATCCGAGGTCCAGGTTCCACCCTTCCACAGTTCCCTGTGGTCGATTTCGAGTTTCGCAGCCTTAAACACGTTGCAGACTCACTCGCTCTTACTTGGCAGAGATTGCCAAAATTACCGTCACATAAGTGACTAGGAGATCGCTATGCCTATCAACGGTCTAACGATTAGTGAAGGTGCAACAGCATCCTTTACAGGTGGTACCACCAAAACGTACACTTCAGATGGTCTTGCAGTTACAAATGGCATCCATACTATTGATGCATCTGTTACTGATTTCCGTACACGTCCCTCAAACACCCATAAAACAGTCCCTCCGAAACTTTTATCGGATGGGTCTTGGACTAAGGGGTCAGTATCGGTCAAGCATGTTAGACCGAAATTACTGGCATCAGGTAAACAAGAATTCCCTAACGTTGAGGTCATAATGCGCGCTCATCCTGAAAATGTACAGGCTGAAGTCGACGCATTGCGGTTAGCCGCAGCTCAACTTTTGATGGATTCTGATACTGATGCATTTTGGAGGACGGGCTCTCAAGCCTAATCCATAACCTTCTCCGTATAGGAGCTGTTATGAAATTATGTAGGGTTAAAACCTATGACACAGATCTCTTTTATAAAGATCTGTGGTGTACTTTGGCACGCGACTTTAGGTCGACGCTTGGTAACGATTTCTGCGTTGAGCAAGAATTTGCACTTCGTAAGGATGTGCGCTCTTTTCGTGATGTCAATTATCCTGTATGTTATTTACAGGATACACATCGCTTTAAGGCGTACTACCAGATGAAGTCGTTATTTAAGCGTTATACCTTTCGACATGATAAATTCAATGCTGATGACGTGGCACTTCGTACATCACAGAAGTTTCACGAAACTCAGATCCGTATTGCTACGGGCACTTGGAATAGGACCTATAGATCTTCTCTTGTTATTACAAAAGCCAGATCTATAATTCGTTCTATTCTCGGTGAGTTTGATCATCAGGAGCATATCGCTGCATGTCGATTCGCACGGAATGCCACCGTTCACAATCCTGCGACTGAGAGTAATCTCGATCGCAAACTTTGTGGACCAGTATCCGCTACGAATGATCAACTAAAATGGTTTAAGACTATTTTAGGTGAGGATCATCTCCTCACCGACTGTATGTCTTCTCCGGTCCCTTTTGTGACCGATCGATATACAATCGTTGACGCGTTGCCATTGGTTCAAGTTCCGAAAAAGTTTGATGTGAATCGTACGATCATGCCCAATACAACCCTTGGTAGTTATTATACCTATGGCCTTGGAATCATGATTGGATCCCGCTTGAAATCGATAGGTATCGATATTCAACGGTCTCAGGAAAAGCATCGTAAGATTGTTAGGATATTCTCTAAAACTCTTACACATGCCACTGCAGATTTATCTGCAGCTTCTGATTCCTTCACATCAGAGCTCGTTAATGCACTGGTACCACGTAAGTGGTTTAATGCATTAAGGCTTGGTCGTTGCAAATACTTTTCCGAAGGAGAGAAGAAATACTATTTATCTTCCTTCTGTACGATGGGTATTGGCTTTACGTTCCAGCTTGAGACTCTTCTTTTTTATGGCATCTTAAAGGCCATACAGGAACTTTCCCACGTAAAAGGTTTCATTTCTGTTTATGGGGATGATTTAATTTATCCATCCTCAATGCATAAATATGTCGTTGGTATCTTTTCTGATATTAACTTCATATTAAACAGAGATAAGACATTTGTCAAAGAACCTTTCCGTGAATCTTGTGGTGGTGACTACTACTACGGATGTGATGTGCGTCCTTTCCAACCGGAAGGTGTACGTCAGGAACTATCTAAGAAGCGTTACGCTGTTTTTCTCTATAAAACTCTTAATGGTTTATTACGTCGTTGGTCTGAGTATGAAATACCACAGACCCGACGTTTTATCCTTTTAGAGATTTTGAGAGTTGATAGTGTTATTTATCAGGTTCCAATGGATTTTCCCGACCATTCGGGATACAAGGTTGAATCGATCAATCGTGATCCACTCATACCGTGGTTTATTCCACAGCTAGATGACAACATTTCATATGTATGTCGTTTCTATAGCTTTGTAACTCCAACAAGACCTGTACTCTATCAGCTCCCATTTTACTGGGAAAAACTACAATCGTTGGCAACTTGCAAAGACGAATCACTTTACGGATCATCACGCGATATTCTGCGCTGGATGGTTGTAAAGACGAATCGTTGGCGTAGTAGGATTTCTAACATGAAATACTGCTATCGTCTAGTTGCTCACTACGATCGGAAACGCAGCGCCCTTAAGATCGTGAATCAAAACGCTTCAGTCATAAACTGGCGTTGACCCTAACGGGTTCCTTCGGG